GGTGCGGTGGCCGGGAGTATCATTGCCTCCCATGCGAGGCCCATGAGGGGCCAGAGGGGCGCGGCCCAGGTACAGGTCTCGCCCACGTTGGCCCCCTCAGAGCCACTGGTTGTCGACCATCCACTTGCGGGGCGTTCCCACGGATCGAGTAACCCGGCTTGTTCACCAATGGCCTGGAGGACAGCCTTCATGTGCCACCCCCCAGAGCGTATGGCGTATGGCGTATACGAGTAAGGGACAGGGTTAACTGTCGGTATGGTTTCTACTAGTACTACTTTCATCCTGCCTCCATCCCTTGGTATAGGCCGGGTGTTGGGGTGTCCTGGACTGCGGCTTGCGCTCCAGACCTTCGTGCCACGGTATCTCGCCCGGCTTGTCTCCCGTGACACCCTCGTGGTTAGTGACTAACTGCTATGCACTACTCGGGCATCTGCTTGGTGATCCACTTCACATTGGCCAGCAGATCCATGACGTCGTCGCTGAGGTCCGGGTTGGCCTCGAGTTGATCGTCCATCGTCGCATTACGCTTAGAGGACTTGGCCAGTTTCGCCGCATCGTACTCGGTGCCCTTCGCATTGAGACTCTCGATGGTCTCCTCCACGATGCGGGTGGCGATGGCCTCGGCAGTGAGGGCGACCTTGCCAGCCTTCTTGGTGGTTGCCTTGGCTGGGGCGGGTGCCTCCTCCTCGACTTCGACCGGCGCTGCCTTCTTGGCGGGGGCCTTCTTAGCCGGTGCCACCTCCTCGGGTTCCTCCTCCTGCTCTGCGGCTTGCTTGGTTGCGGGTTGCCCATTCACTGACGCGCCGCCGGGACCGGCGAGGATCTTGGACGGCACCGAGAGGAGCTTGGGCTTCTTGTTCTTGTCCAGCTTGCCCGTGTCCACCTGGGTAAAGGTACACACTATGCCGGACAGTTCATCCAGGTAGTCGACGTTGAAGTCCACGCCCATCTGGATAGCCGACATTAACAGCGCCGCCTCGCCCCCCTTGAGAAACCCCGTATCCTCTCCCTTCTGGGTGGCCAGGGTGCGGTAGCCAACGAGGGCCTTCTCGCTGGGCTGCGCCTTTAGTGCCAGCTTGTCGAGATCCCCATCCACGACGTTAGCCGGTACAAAGTGGGTGAGGTCCCAACCGGCGCGGTAGTACTGGGTCATGGAGTCGGCCCCAGTGATTGGCTTGTGCGTCTTGGGGTTCACTGGGGTGGCGGTGACGTAGATGAACGGCGCGTCGGCGGGTTGCGCCGGGTTGCCGTCGAAGTCCTTGTCACCGGGGCGCGGCTCGTAGTGACGGAGTGCGCCACCGATTTGCAGTTTGTACACGGTGTCGTCGGCGGTGATTTGGAAACCGCCACCAAGTACCTGATCTTCTACACGTGCTTTCAATGCCATTTGAGTTACTCTCCTTGAGTATTAGTTGATTGCCTATTGCCACACACCGGGGACAGAACCCCTGCGTTTTCATAGAGATGCGATGCACTGCGACCTCTACTATGATACTAAGAAATGGTGCTGTTGTCAAGTGAGATTTTACTTTACGTGGTTAGTCACTAACGTGTGACATTTTGGGCAACGCTCGTCCACTAGTACCAGTACGTGGCAGTGCCGTATGACTATCGGTGGTATTGTCGTTGCCACTATCTGCCCGATGCACGACACCCCCTCGGCGACGTGTTCGGGGTTGGTGTGGTATTCATTACACTTCGCATCCAACCACCTCTCGGCGTCCTCCCGGTGACTAAACGGTGACGACTTGCCAATGCCCATGGGTTTCTCGTCACCACGTACTGCGGCCTGTTTCGATATCGCTCTCCAGTAGGCGATGTAGCTAGGCATTGGGGACCTCCATCAACTTGGGCAACCAGTCCACCGCCTTGATACCCCGGTGCTCAAACAGGGGGAACCAGTCCACCATGAGGTCACGGTTCCTATTGACAAACGGCTGGATCAGGTCGTCGAGTACGAACACCTCGCACCAGTCGGCGGGACCGCGCATGCACCGGCTCACCATCTGGGCAAGTTCCTGGGCAACGAGGCCATCACTGTACCGGCCATCACGCTCCTGCCGTGCCTTCGTCAGTGGGTCTCCGTGGTATGTGTATGGAACTTTAGGAACAACAACCCACCGACCAGTATCCCCTGGGAAGTCATAACCTGTGCCGATAGCGGGACTACACAGAACTGCCCCACGACATAGATTGGCGGGTGACTTGAACTTGTCCACCTCCATTCGGGTAGTAGCAGTTGTAGGGACGACAATGCGCTGGCCATGTTGGGACTCCTTCTTGATCCAGTTGGCTAGCTCATAGGATGGCGTGATGATGATACCATTGCGGTTACCATCGACAGCGCGAGTACGTATGATCTGGTCAATGGTATTCAACAGCTTGGCCTTGGCGTGGCTGGGCATGGACTGTTTCACTTGGCACGTCTTCAGCCATACGGCAGGCCACCTACGGGGATCGAACTGCCCACCAGTACGACGCCAGTACACCTTGTCGGCAGCAATGCCCAGCTGCGATAGGCTCTTGGCGGTAATGGTCGCACTGGTGAGCAGCACTTTGCCACCTGGGTACAGGGCACTCTTCGCATATAACCCTGGCCAGATGACGTCTAGGTACAGGGTATCATCACCGTCCCTATGGTAGGTCAACCAATTATCTGTCCCGCTGCACTTGGCTATGCGTGCCACCTTGTCCCGCAGGTCATGGGTCTCGGCATCGGCGCTGTCCTCATCCCCCTCCATGTACTCACTGGCGTACCACGACATCCACCGGCTGGCCATCTCCCGCCAGGATGTCAATGCCTTGGGGGTGGGTGAGTCAATGTCGTTGAGTATGCGTGCCTGCTCACGGGCGTCCAGTTCTACAGACATGGCTCTCGTTATCTCATCAGGTACAAGGTGCGCCTCGTCCAGTATGTTGAGGTCGAAGTTGCCCACGCCTACCGCATTGGGGTAGAGGGACATTGACAACCGACATGCATAATTAGTAACTACCGTGTGGTGGTTGGCACAGATACGCTTGCGGTTGGTATAGGTACAGGTGTCCTCGATGGTACACCCATGATCCGGGCCAGTCTTGCAGGTGAGGAACTTGGTGCGCGACCCCTGGTACTGGCATGGGTAGTTGGCCCTGCCCTTGAGATCCTGGCTGAACTGGGCGTCGCGACCTATTTGATCCTGCAGGCCACGACTCTGGGTCATGATCACGGTGCGGTTGACACTACCGGAGCGGCGTAGTAGTTGGGATACCCCAAGGTATACGCCGCTCTTGCCAAACCCTGCTTGGTCAGGTAGTACCACGTAGTCGTAGCCCCCACCCCCATCCTCCACAGGGGTGAGGGCGTCGATGAGTTCTACTATAGCTCCTGGTTGCGCGTCGCGCCAGCTGGTGAACTGGGGCAGGTCTAGTTTGGTTGGGGTAAGTAGTGGCATGGTTAGTCACTAACTCCAATGTCGTTGTCGGCACGCAGGGCGGCGTCCAGCATGCGGCAGGCATCCACGCCCAGCAGTAGACGTATCGCTGAGTAGTGGATGTTGTTGCGGATGTGACGAGCGAGGCGCACGTCGGCGTACGTCAACACGGGTCCAGTACGTTCCAACCTCTCGGCCTCGTATGGGTGGGACAGGCCGGGGTCGCCACTCCCCGTGGACACAGTACCGGTGGTGCGGCGGTTCTGCTGTTCCAACCTGTGGTCGAGGGTGGCGTTGGCCTCACGCGCCTGGGCCAGTGCCTCGTCCAGTAGCGTGATGTGCTTGAGCTTGGCCGCGACGGTGGCGTCCAGCCCAGCGATAGTGCCATCCTTCTCGGCCAACAGGTTCTGGTATGCCTGCCTCGTGATCGCCTGTTGATCCTCCAGTTCCCGTACTGCCTTGGTGAGATCCTGCACCTCGTTGCCAAGGTTCTGGTTCTCCTCCAGCAGGTTGGCATAGCCGTCCTCCAGTGAGGCGACCTGCATTGATAGTGTGTCGGCTGTCGTGGTTGTTGCGTTCATGATTGGTTCATTCTCCTTGTCTATAGTAGTCTCAGCTGTCGGCACAACTCGGTGTCATCGGTGGACAGCGCCCACTCGATACGCTTGCCGCGCTTGCCATGCACGCCGTTGACCTGCTTGATAATGCCCAGGTGTTCGATGTCCTCCATGTTGCGCCTAATAGTCTGGGTGCTGGTCATGCGATACCCATCCACCTCTGCCCTGGCCAGTACCCCGGCGTCGATGTCCTCGTTGGTGAAGCGGTTCCGGTGGTAGGGTTCACCCTTGCCACGCATCGCCGACAGTACGCACTGCAGGATGTTGCTACGGATGGATGGCATAGACCCCCAGAGCATGGAGGACAACGCCTTATGCGCATCCGCGTCCTCTACGCCTGCAACCTGCATGCCCAGGAACAGGGACTTGAACTCCCCCGCGAGACGAGTGGGACCTTCGGGGGGCGGGATGAACTCGATGATGTCGGACTTGAACTTGTCCCGCTTCACTACACTGCGTGCCTTGGATATGAACTGCGCGGCGAAGGTGGTCCACTGCGACTCGTAGACCTCTAGCTCAAACGGGATGTCCCCCTTGGCTATGACATCGAGGGTACGGTTGAGGTGTTCACCAACAGCACTGGCGATGGCCATGTCCATGTCCCGCTTGGACTTAACCGCCAGCATCTTGAGACATTCACTATGGCCACGGGTGGGGGCGAACCGCCACATGATGAACCGCTGGCCCATCTCGCCAATGACAGCATGGTGAGATTCAATGGCACCCGTGGATTTAGTGATGCATCCCACCTTGCCATGCCATGTCATGACCTTGGCACCATCGGTACCCACGGCGCGAACAAACTTCCCATCGTAGATCATGCGGAGGCAGGCGATGACCTCGGCTTGTTGTTCGTTGCGGAGGTTGAGGATGTTAGTGAAGTCAGACATGACCAGTACGCCGGTCCCACCCTCGGCGCGTATCTGTGGGAGGATACCACCTGTCGCATCCTTGGCCTTGTCCTTCTTGGGCGAGGCAGAGATGAAGGCGGCGGCACCCTTGACACTATCTATTGCATAGGTGTTGCGCACCGGCTGGACCAGCACCTCGTCGTCGGTCATGCTGGTATAGCCGAGCAGGGATGTGACCAGTGTGGAGCCACCGGCACTGGGTCCACCAATGAGCATGGTCCACACCGGGGGTCCGGGGAGGTGGTTGCCTGCGACTGTGCCGAGTACCACGTACAGTACCTGGGGGTCGGGGAGGTGGAGGTACTGGCGTAGTACACGGGTGATATGAGACAGGGATTCGTGGGGGCGAAAGCGTAATGCCATTGATTGGTTCTCCTGAGTTAGTAACTAACAACCGGGGCAGGGTACCGCACTGTCCGTCTGTGCCATACCCCACCCCGGTGCCACCCCACCCCGCTGTCTAGGCCAGGGTGGGTGAGCCGGTGCTACACTACTCCTCCGTCGCGGGGAGGCAGTGCTTCTCGAACTGCTTGATCAACTCCGGTCCAAGGATCTTGCCGTCCATGAACTTGAAGATGGCCGCGCCCAGCTTGGCGATGTGGTGGTTGGTGTCGTTGATGAGATCCTCGCAGACATCATCCAAGTGTTTCAGCCGCAGGGTCATGGCCTTGGCATCAGCCGAGATACCCGCACCCTTGCCACTCGCCTCGGCGACAGCGGCACTGGCCTTGCTGGTAAGTTTACCCTCCGCTGCCAGCTTAGCCGCCGCCGCCTTGAGATCACCCTTGGATACGGCGATGGTATCCTCCTCTACTTCCTCGCCGCCACCATTGGCACTGCCGTTGGCCTTCGCTGCCTTGCGCTTGGCCAGCTTACGCTTACGCTCCAGGTTATCGAGGCGTATCTGGTCCGGGGTACGGGTATCGGGTGCGTTGGGGTCGCGCTTGTTGTCGACCTTGGCCTTCTTGGCATTGGCATCGAAGGCTTCCTCGAATACCAACGTCGCCTGCTCCTCGGTGAGGAACCCGTTGGCTACCAGCCCACCCATGTCACGGGCGGCGTCGGCACCGACGACTTTGTTGTGCACCTTCTTGAGTATCTCCTTGTCGAGCAGGCCCATGCGGAGGGTGCGATAGATAGTTGCTTTGCTCGTCTCAGTGTAACGGGCGAGCTTCTCGACGTCCTTGCCGCACGCGCCGATGCCCTTGTCTCCCGCTTTGGGGATCTTCACATCCCAGTCGAGGTCATCGGCCAGGGCGAGGAAGGCGTTGAGCATCTCCGGTACAGTGAGGCTGCGGTTCGCGAGGTTGGCGAGGATCGCACCCTGTACCGTGGTGATACGGTCCTTGCCCTTGCCTGGATTCCATAGCACCACCGGCACCGTCTTGAATCCCAAGGACTTAGCGCAGCGGAAGCGGCGACGGCCATCGACGATTGCGTACCTGCCCTCGGCGAAGGCATCGCCATCCTCCTCGGTGGTGGGGCGAATCGAGAGGGGTTGGAGTACCTGCCCTGCCTGCTCGATGGCGTGGCGCAGCATCTCCAGCTTGTTGTCACCATCCATGCGCCCTGGATTATCTACCAGGACGAGATCCTTTACCGGTATCTGTTGCGCCGCCTGGAGTACGACGGGGGTGGCAGTGACATCCACTCGGGTACCCTTCGCCACCACTGCGGCGGGGGTCGACTTGGTCTTGGTTACTACTGACGTTTCGGTTGCCATAACGATTATCTATTCTCCTTGATTGGTTAGTTACTAACTGCGGCGGCGTCGCCTCTTGCTACGTCCCGCCCGTTTCCTCAGCTGAGTCATCGCTGCCTTGTCTATGACAGTGAGTAGTTCATCCATGGACAGGCCCATGGCTGCGGAGAGTTTACCTAGTACTGTTACGCTAGGTCTACTGCCCTCGTTCAATATGCGGTAGAGGTGGCGTGTTGAGATGCCCACCTCAGCGGCGAGGGTTTCATATTGGTGCGCCACTACATGATGGTACTACGATTGACGTGGCGTGTCAACCACTGAATGAAAAATAAAATCTCCCTTCTATATACGGGCGCGTGCGCGAGGCGGCGAGTTGGTGACTAACCGCCAGCCGACACCTCCATCGTGAGTTCCAGCCACCGTGCCTCCAGTACCTGGGGTACCGCCACCTCCTTGCCCTTCTTGGTAATGAACGGCACGAAGTACAGTGCACCCTTGGCACGGGTGAGCATGACGTTGAGCACGTTGGACTCTTGCATTGTATCCTCGTCATTGCGCCCCGCCATGCCCAGCCGGTCGGGCCTCAAGAGTACCAATCTATTGTCGGGGGTGTCAACCTCAAGACCTTTGAACTTGTGACCAGTGCTCAATGTTACCTTGCCATTGCGTGCGCCGTCGCCGAAGACAAAGCGTATTGTATTCTTGATCTTACCCGCATCCATCCCTTCCATTGCGAGTATGTTCAAGCAGTCGTATTGATCCTGGAGTGTAGCCAATCGCCGCTCGGCATCGTCACCCTCCATCAACAGTGGCCGTCGCTTCTCCATGTACCAGTCACGCAGCGACAGGCCAAACGACGAGGCATCCCCGGCCCAGTCCTTGCCGTTCACCTCATCGACCAAGTCGCACAGCTTGTCGCCTATGTCCCGCCCCTTGATCATGCAGGGGATGGACTTGGACAGTAACCGGTATGCCAGTGCCACTAGGTCTGCGTTGTTCCTGCAGAGCACCACGTCACCGGGCTTGAGCCAGCCCACCAGTTGGCCATCATCCACTGTACCCAGTGCCCCCTTGGCAGTACCGGGCAGGCACTCGAAGTCAGGGACAATGGCCTGTGTCAAGCGTACTACCATCTCAGAGCATCGCCTCGTCTGCGTGAGTGGCAGTACCGTCAGGCCCCGGTCATCTGTGCCCCGGAGGAGTACCTCGCCGTTGTCCATGGCACGGGTATCGGCTCCGCGGAATCCAAAGATCGCCTGTCTCTCATCCCCTACCACCACCACCCGTGAGCCAGCGACGATGAGCTTCCTCACCATCTCGGCCTGTGGTTGGTTCGTATCCTGGTACTCATCGACGAAGACCAGTGACGGTGCAGTATCCAACTGTGCCCTGGTCTCGGCCTGCCACCAGAGTTGGTCATCAAACCCAATGCCCCACTTGCGTAGATCCAGTGACATGACGAGCAGTTCACGCAGTGCCGCACACACCTCGTCTAGTGTGCCGTTGTCCAGCGTCACATCATAGCGGTCACACAGGGCCTTGACATTGGCATCTGTTGGCGTGCGCCACTCGTTCTTGCAATACCCCAGCAGGCGGCGAAGGTTCACACGCATCTTGCGTACCCGTGCCTTGGTCAGCTGGTCGTCGTTGGTGTTGGCCTTGATACCCAGTGCATCGAGCATGGCCCAGATGCCGCCAGCGTTTGATTTGCCAAGCTCTATGAGGCGTCCAATGTCCCGCCCCTCGACCCCGTTATCCCTCATGAACTCAATCCCAAGCTGGTGATAGGACAGTGCACTGTACGATGGGGCTTGACGTCCCATTGCCCTGGCCAGGAGTACCAGCCATGCGATGCACTCATTTATCAGCGTCGTCTTGCCCGTACCCGCACGCGCACGCACCATAATGTGATGCGAGTTGGTCACTAACTCCATGAGTACTGCGAGTTGCTGGCCGGTGAGTTGCAGTCTCGGCCTGTCCATGAGGGTTAGTAACTTCTCCCTCTCCTCATCCCTCGCGTCTGCGCCGAATGCCACATACCGTATCGAGGTGATGCCCGGTATAGACGGGTGCATCGACTGCATCAGTGAGTCAAGCATAGTCTCTGGACAGTGACCACCGTGCTCCGCCGGTCGGTCGATCAGTCCAGTTGTGATTGGTTGTTGTCTAGTGTTGTTTAGTTTCAATGCCATAACTTATTACTCTCCTTGCGTTTCATATCAATCGTCGACGGTACCCACAGCGGTTACTCCATGGGTACCGCCTCGTCATCAGGTAATGACTGGCTACAGTGTGTCTCTGTCTGCTATCCCATCACCTCCTTTCCTTGAGTAGTTGGAGCAGGGACATGAGCACCGTGTCCTCAGCTGGCGTCTCGACCAGTCCCCAGCCCTGGCGCAGCGACAGCCCCTTGTACTCCTTGGCTGGGGGGTAGGTGTCGTGGACGCTGGCCCAGAACATGTTGCGGTAGACGTCGGCCCTCTCCTTAGCCAGGGTACCCAGTGTCATGGCAACCTGCTCCGCTTTACTGCCATCCGCCGAGAACTCATAGGCAATCTTCTGCTCGGCAGAGATGTGATCGTAGTAGCGGGATACCAGATACAGTACACGGGTCATGCCGGGAGGGACGGTGCCTATGAACTTCTCGTCATCTCCCAGTGGGGATATCCCACCGGTGCAGTCCCCGTCGAGTGATAGTCCGTGCTTATCACCAAGTACCTGTTCCAACTCGGCCACAAAGTCGGGTAGCTTAACAGCTGTAGTGTTCTTCATGTTGTCCATTGTACCACACAAGTCCTTTCGAATCAATAGCTTACTTGACCATCCGTTTCGTGCACACCAGGGCATGGCCAGCGATGTAGTCACCGGGGAGTAGCCACTTCTCCACCAGTGCAGTAGCCACGGGGTTGGGTTCCTTGCCCGTGAGTTTCCCTTCCTCGTCCATCCACATCAACCTACCATCCGGCATGTCGATCATCTGCACAGTGGTGGACTGGGTGTGGGTGTACAACTCCTGCAACTTGAAGTCCCGGCCATTGAGTGGTTCCACGGTGGTGATCGTGCCATCGGGGGCGATGACCTGCGTCACGGGTGGTACCATCGCCTTGGCCAGCGGGTCGTTCATCGTCGCTGACACCGTGCGTCGGCTTGTCTTTTCCATGTTAGTCACTAACTCCTTGCTGTAGTATCGGTCGCAATTCCTCAGCCAGTATGTCATCCTCCCGTGTGTCCATCTGGCGTAGCCGTGCCGCGTGCTCCATGAACACGGGCTTGAATGCCTCGATTGTGGTACGCAATAGAGTATGACACCCTATCACTACCTCGGTCTGGTTGATGTACTGCAACTGGTACACCCCAACCTTGGGACCGGGGTTCTCCCAGGTGTAGATGAGATCCACGCCTGTCGCCCATACCCTCTCGCACAGGTCGAGCAGACGTTTCGCCGCCCGTATCCCAACCCTTGCCCCGCGTGACGTCTCCACCTCGTTGCCACTGATACGCAACAGGGTGATCTTCATCGCCTCGTTAGTTACCCAGTAGGGTACCGGTCCAGTCCAGTCGATGAACTTCCCGGTCGTGGTACCCCCATCCTTCCATGCCTGGGTGATCTGGGCAATGCGATCTGGTGTCCAGTACTCCCTCTCCTTCTCCTCCTTTGCCTTGCTCTCGGCATAGCGTGCCTCGTCCCGCCTGCGCCTCTCGGCCCATGACCGGCGACCGAAGGCACCGTGCTCACTGACCCGTGCCTCATCCACCTCCCTCCACCTGTCACTATATACCTGGGCCACCTCCAACTCAGCGTCGGTCCACCTGCCATTGATCAGGGCCATGCGGTACACCCGGAGTTCCGGCACTGCCCCCATCATGGACCCACTGTCATACCCACTGCCGCCCGTGCCGCCCAGCAGCATCTCGATCTGGCGCAATGTAGTTTCCCGCTCATCGGCCTCGGCTTGGTGGCTGGTCATGGTGATGTACCGCTTGGCTTTCATCTTGCCCAGCTTGGCATCATCCCTGCCACACTCACCCCAGTGGTACACCATGCGCCACCCCAGGTTGCGTAGTATCTGCATGTCATCACCCTTGGTGACCCAGTACATGTTGTATCCCATGACATGCTTGGATATGCGTACTGCGTGATGCTGGGCAGTGGGCATGCCGCGCCGTATCTCACCGGGTATCCAGTGCGGGGAGACGCGGGACCGGTAGGGTTTGTCCACGTGATCCGCGAACAGGGTGATGAGTACCCCGCCCACATCAAGGTGCAGCCCTACGAGTGAGCCGTCGTAGAGTATAGCCTTGCCGTTGTTGGATACGGCAAGGTTACCAGAGCGTAGATACTCTGTCACCCCCCGGTTGCACCACTGGTGCAGTAAGTCTGCTTGCGTTAGTCTAGCCATAGTCGAACCTCCACCACACTGGATAGGTAGTTGGTTACTAACTATCCAGGTGGTCAGTGCTCAGCCTATGCTACCCCTTGGGGTAGGGGCGCGGGGCGAAGTAGCAGTCCGTCTCCACCCCATCCTTGACCAGCGTGACATCCAGTCCCGCCAGTGAGCCGGTCGGTTGGCGTGAGCAGGTGCAGTACTCACGGTAGATACGGGTAGCGTGGTTGTGGTCACGTCCCTGGTGCACCTTGCCTATGCCCTCGACCACCACCCAGTAGAGGGAGATCTTGACTGGTACCTGCCGCTGCGTGGACTCCTCGCGATGGAGCCTGTCTATAATGTCCATCTGCTCCTCGGTTAGGGCAGTGCGTGCAATGGCCTTGATCCACGCGGTGTGGTTAGCCATTGGCTTGCACCTTGGCGAGTGCGGCGGTGATGGCGGCGTTGAGTTTCGCTTGGCACCCGTTGCACCGCACCCCCTGCAATGCCCTGCCCCGCCTGCAGATGCGGCAGGCACGCTGATTGGTTCTCTGTTTGGTCATGTAGTGTTCTCCTTTGTCACTGTCCTACTTGCTGTCGTTCGGCGCGTCGTCGCTCTCGACCACCCGCCATTCACGCACTGCGGTCCAGCGCCATGACAGGGATTGACCTGCGTCCTTGGCCGCAGCCTCGGACGAGTACCGCATCCCATTGCTGGCCCACTTGCCGCTGTTGTCAGCGATGACTTCGACTTTGTATGATCCCATGTTGTTTCTCCTTGGTTAGTTACTAACGTTTCAAAAACAGTTGGCCAATCTCTACCCCATCGAAGTAGACAGTGACCAGCACCTCGTCAGACGGGCCAAGCGACGGGAGGTAGTACTCGTGGAAGTCCCGTTCGCTTGACTCGTAGGACTGGATGACCAGCCCGTTGCGCTTGATTGTGTATCGCAGCCTCATCGTAACTCCTTTGTCTACTATAACTTACCAGTGGGGTGGATGCTCTCTCCCTTCTTGTTGAGATAGTCCATGAACGCATCCCAACTGGACCACATCTCGGACAGGCACCGTCTCACTATGCCGATGGGTTCGGCTACCATGTGGTCAGACAGGAACCACCGGAGGGTAGAGGTCTGGTTGCGTATCTCCTCCACCTTGGTCACGTCCTCCGGGTTCACCCAGAACTCAGAGACGTAGGTCATGTCGCTGGACAGCCTGCCTACCAGGATGTACCGCTCGATTGGACCCTTGTCACCATCCAGGGCTGGAGCATGCCGTACCCTGCCTACCATGCGGCCAACCTGTAGATCCCCTTGATGGCCGGTGCGCCACCAGATGAGGTCACCCAGCTTGGCATCCACCTTGCCGTAGCCTGTCCGGTCGGCATTGCGGCAGAGGACTTGACCCCTGTCTATCGTTGCGTCTGTTCGCATTGCTGTTCTCCTTCCATCCAAGTGCATGATCCAGCCACCGGGTTAGTGACTAACTCATGCACTTGATGACAGTAGACTAGCCTCTACTCGCTGGTGGTGGTCACCTTCATGCCCCGGACCCTCAATGCCCTTACCATGCGGCACAGGTCTACCCCGCCGTTGATGTCCTGGAAGTACTCCAGGAACTCCCGGCAGACACGGTCGGTTTCGATAGCGTTGAGGTTGTCCTTCACGCTATCGACCATGACCTTGACCGTGGGTAGGCTGGGCCGTGCCCCCATCACCTCCTCGCACATCGCCATGACAGCGAGTATAGCCCTGGCCTTGCTCGTCTTGAGGTTGAGCTTCTCCAGCGTGGAGTAGGTCACCCGCGTCGTCGGATTAATTGCCATAGTGATTAGTTCTCCCTTGTCACTGCCTGTATCCCAGCCAGCTACGCCACAGCATGGACACTGACCTGTCACTGCCCATGCTATGTCTAGTTGTCTGCGCTACGCTACTCCATGCGGCTCTCGATATCTATCAGCCGCTGTTCCCCGCCGTCGTACTCGTTGACGGTGTCGCCATCCCGCAGCAGGGTCACGTCCTCGTACCCGGCAATGCCCTGGCCAGCGGCAGAGAGTTTGACATAGCTGTCGTACTTCATCTCGGCAATGCCCTGGTCCATCCCGCTGTAGATGGTGCCAATGTTGCTCACTACAACCTCGTAGTGGTGATGGCCATCGCCGGATGACTGCGCCAGTTCATGGCACGCCTTCTCTGCCGCCTCATAGCTCTCATGCAGCGTGCTGCCACAGCCATTCAACTCACACAGTTTGAGCAGGAACAGCGTGACAATGGGATGGCTGTTCCTGTCCCGTGTGGCCATGGTGTGTTCGCAGAGTACGCCCATCACACGGTGGAAGGACGCTACCACGCCTGATAGATTACAGGCGTCCTGCACGTCGATGGCCTGTTGAGCGGCCTGTTGTATTGTCATAGTCTAGTTCTCCTTCGTCGTTGACATCTAGCCAACTAAGCAGCACGGCCACTACCCCGATGGGCATTGACCGTGCCTCCCTAGCAGTCTACTTGCCTAACTTGCCAGCCTTGGCCAACTCGCGGCCACCGCCGCCATAGCTAGCCAACTGTCTCTCCTGCGCCACTGCCTTGACAGCGGCATCCTCGGCCATCATGCATTCAGTGTCTGTCGCGCATCCCCCCAGCGTGCCAGCAAACGATGACTCATCTGCCTTGGCCTGGATGTCTGCGGTTTCGACATCGCAGTACTTGCCGTAGACACTGTCCACCGTGTAGATGGCATAGGTGATAAGGCCAGTGAATGCGGCCACCCTGACCAGGGTATCCAGGAACGGGATGATCCGGTCACTGATCAGGGTATAGGTTGTTAGTTTCATGATTGGTTCTCTCCTAAGTTGTTGATATCACTGGGGTTAGCCAGCTAGTGGGCCAGGGCAAACATGTCGTATGCTTGCCCTGCCTATAGCCGCCCCACTGTCTAGTGGGGAACGTGGCCGAGCCGCTCGAACTCGGTCTTGGAGTCGGTCGACAGAGTCAATGTCTCCGACAACATGACGCAATCGACACTGACATCGTCCATGCCGTTGATATAGACATGTGGCCGGAACAGATACACCTTACTGTGGGCGAAGTCAATCCGCTGGACCATGGCAGTGTCGAACATGACCGATGCCTGCGGCACACGAATCACGTCCCCGACATACATGTCCTGCGGCTTGACCATGACACGATCTGTTAACACGGCTGGCGGTCTAGTGCCAGTGTCGTAGTAGTGGCTGACGATGTCATCAACCTGATCGTTCGTCAAAGTTGGCATAGATACAATTCTCCTGTCTGCTTGGGATTAGTCCGAGTGGACAAACATGCCGTCTGGCCCGATGGTACAGACGGCATGGCTTGACGACTCGCGGCTAGTGGGTAATGCTCGCCCAGAGCGGCCCGTGATACAAGTCCAGGGTACGCTTGTCGTCGATCAGTTCGACGGACTTGGCTTTCCCTTCACGCCAGTAGACACGTTCCGCTTTGGACACGGCTTCCTCGGCGGTTCTCGCGCTAACTGTCGCGAATTGCTTGGGCTTGCTAAAGCCTACCTGGAACAGAGTGTAGGCGTAGCTATCGGTCAGGTTTGGCATGTGATGGTTCTCCTGTCTGTCGCGTCTGGTAGTCCAGAAACACGAATAGCCAGCCTAGACAATGCCTAGACTGGCTATTAGCGGGGCGTGTTTCCGGCACACGCCCAAGCCGCTTGGCGAACTAGTCCTTGTCGCTCTTGTTTTTCAAGAGCTTGTCATTGTCCACGAGGAATTTCTCGATGGACTTGGCGAACTTGAGCAGGCGAACCCATTGCGACTTGTACAACGTGAACGGGAATCGGCCCAAGCCATAGACCGACAATGCGCCTTTCAGAGACACTTGCATTGTCAGCGGTACTTCCACGACGGGCTTGACGGGAGCCGTAGCGAGCTTCGCGTTTTCGGCTTTCAGACGGGCTACCTCGGCTGCAAGCGGAGCCGTGGATTGCGCGACGGCTTGCGAGACAGCTTGGGCGATGATCGCCTGAATGTCAACTCCGTTGATGGGAGTGGTCACGGTCTTGTTGATTGCCATAGTCTAATGTCTACCTTTCGAATCGCTACCAGTATCTCTGGCAGCTATGGCGAGACACACGTATCGTATATGTCTCGCCATAGCTGTACCGCCAGCATAGCTAGTCACTTGACGGATTGGATAACCTTGTCTCGAAACCCAATTTTTAGACACAACTCTCGTGGAGTTAGCGTGTTCGTTAGTAACTAACTATCTGGCGGTATAGCCGATTGCACTGGTACTACATTGCTACCAGCGTATGGTAGGCCATCTTGGCTATCCAGCACGCCTACCATGTTTTCCGCCTATAACCCTAGTCTCATCTATCACGCCTACCAGTGGTCAATACCCACGCTGGACTTGTTAGGGACTTGTTTCTAGCACGGCATAGCATAGCTAGGGTTCATGAGAATAAATTCTAGATCCTAGCCAATGTTTAGCGGCCGATTCAGCGGATTGCTTCCAGTGGTCAATTGAACTGATACCCACGCTGGACTTTCCACGCTGCCGGAGTCGGTTTTCCCCGCTATGCAAACATGCGATAAACTGACGTATCGTTATGGCAACCATTAACTTTTACCGGACCTTTAACGTTTCCCAACGTTACTCTACTAATGGGCAAGTGAGTTTAAGATATTGGCTTATGTCTTACTTCGCTGGTACTCGTTTCCCCTAACCATTCTGGCCTTTAATGGCCTACACTGCATCCGCTAGTGTGGTTATCTACCAGGGTACTCCGCTACAGCAATAGCATGTGCTATCTATCCGAGTCCGGTATAACATGTCAAAGATCGTTTCGATCCCGTCAATTCGAGTGGTCACGTTCGTGAGAACTTCGCGGGGTATTAGGTTGCGGCTACTTTCCCATATGAGCTTTCGCCGAGTGGACTTTCGTCCTAAGCTTCGCTCTCTGCATGGGAGCTTTCGCCCCGCCCCGCCCCGCCCCGCCTCGAATATCAAAGATCGAAGTCCAACTATATGCAATCCCATGGTATGGCACAAGCGAAATTTGTATGCATAGCGGCTAGCCTATAGGAAACAAAGGTTGAAAATAAATATTGTTATCCATGTCTACATTGAGGCGTAGAAAAGGCGAAAATGTAATCGCCCTTTGTTATCAATGCCTTGCACTGGTTTCGCCATCTATTCCCCTAGTCTATGGCGTATAGGCTATAGGACATTGCCATAGAATCATTGGGTTAGCGGCTCCCGGCTCCCGGCTCACATATATATGGGACTCCCGGCTCCGCCCCGCCTAAACTCCCGGCTCCCGGCTCCGCCTGTTAGTGACTAACTCCCGGCTCCCGGCTCCGCCTGATAGGCTCCCGGCTAGGCTCCCGGCTCCGCTATAGGTAATGTCTACGTCTACGTCTACGTCTATGGCAATGACTCGCGCGAGATGCTCCCCTACCCCCTGACTCGCGCGGGGGGCGGGCCGGTTGGGTCCCATGCGACGTTCTCGACGAGACCAAAATTGGCACTTTTAGGGCATAAAAAAGTATGCTATACTGAAGAAAAACAGTTAGTTACTAACCAGAAAAGGCGAAAATCAGGCGAAAACCGGTTAGTGACTAACAAAATGGCGAATATATGGCGAAAATGGCCCAGGACAGCGCAAAACTGGGGTCCCACGGGGGGGGGTACGGGGGTATGGTGGATTTACGGCCTGCGCCAACGTCGACACAATTGAGATTGAGGCAAATTCATGAAGTTTTGTACTTTCGACAGCAACTTTCGCAATAAATGTCATGTTATCACCAACTTACCGTCATTTTCACCCTCATTCCCGGTGATATACACATAATTATTAGAAGTAACTATACTATACTGTACTTTGCCGGAACCCCAAAATGACCCACCTCGAAAAGTTAGCCAAGGGCGCCATCGCCATCGACCCCAGTAGGCTCATACTGGAGCTTGGCGGGGGGTACACGCTGGAAAACCTCACCGCCGGGTGTGCCATACTGCCTCCCCGGGATCAACTCGTCCTGCGCCATTTGCTGCGCAAACCCATCCTTTGGCTGAAAAGCCGGGGGTTAGTCACTAAGGATGAGTTCGCCGCACTCTGGCAGTTCGCGACCACTACCACCACCACCGACCCAGTCTCCCCATTGAGTAGAGCGAGACTCGAATACCACCTCTCGCACCTCAACCGGTCCAACCACTACCACGCCGTTCGCTGTAACGCCCTCCTCATGTTGGCACTAGGTCTAGGTATCCACCCGCGCCACGCCTACGCACTCAAGGTCCAGGACGTGAAGGCCATACGTGCACTGTTATTGAAACACAACTGCTACACCCGCTGGGCCTGGGCCTATATTGAGAAGCTGATGGTTAATCGACGCATCCACATCAAGCCATACGGCTATGCCCACCAACAACTATTCATCAACCTGGACGGCACCCCGATGGATATCGGCATGGCCCACAGCTTTGTCAACCGCTGGCCAGCTTACTATCACCTCGACTACCGCCAAGCTCTCGTTGCCCATCGCACCATGGCCGTAGAACTCGCCGGGGTCAAGCCGCAACTCGACGCATTATATAAGGAGATATTCACCCGCAATGGAACCATTACACCCACTGTCACCCCCGCGCAACGACCGCAGCCTGCGCCAGTACTCCCGCCCCCAGACGACACCACCGCAGTCACTAACTACTGGTCCTGCACCCGCCTCACCCCCGCTCCGCGCCCACCACTTGTCAACCGCTACCGTTCCTACATCACCAACCACTGGCTCGATGCGCGACGAAATCAAGCAGTTCACCGATACCTGTCTGAGCACCGTCCCCAGCCGGTCGATAGCGATCCTGGCCCAGCGTAGTGGAGTGAATGTCCAAACTATTCGGCACATGCTCAATCGCGGCAAGCTGGTCAACCTCACCACCGTGATCGCCCTTGCCAACGCCGCCAACTTACGTATCCAGTTAGTCACTACCGCCAAGGACGTCGCATAGCCATGGCCCAGCGCAAGATCCGCATCAACGACCGCACCACCCCCGTGCCACACCCGGCACCCGCCTATATGGCAAGCCCGGTCGACGCCAAGGCTGCTGCCGACCGGCGCACCAAGGCCAACCGCACCGCCGCCTTACGCAAAGCCGTTATCGCCAAGTCGCGGTCCTACCGGGTGCCGCAGCCCATACGTGACGACATCGGCCTCACCCGCGACGAGATCCTGGCCAGCGCCCCCGTACTCGCCGCCGCCGTGCGCCCCCTACCCCCCGCCGACCCACTCCCACCCCATTGGCGCAAGTACTTCGCCCAGTGCTGCCGCTACGCCCAGGCCATCCAGTACCGCCATCGCCTTGCCACCAAGCACGACCTGCCCAGCGACTGGTGGGATATACCGCCGCGGGGTGGGCTGAGTGACGTGATCAACGCGGTATTCCTCGACGTCGACGCCGTCTCCACCATCCTCAACATCCCCAGCACCAGCGCCAGCCGTCTCATGTCCAGTGGCCTCATCCCCAGCTTCAAAGGCCCATCCCTGCCATTGATGACCACGGTCCACGACCTCACCATCTACTTATCCATGAACCGCCTCATCGACTGGCGGGTCGTCATGTACCAAGCGGGGTGGAAAGCCGGTCTCGGTGGCCTGTGGCGCGACCCCAGTACCGGTGACTACATTCCCCTCACTGCCGCCCTGGCCAAAGTAAAGTCCCAGGTAGACGTGAAATTCGGTGCCAAACTTGCCTAGCTGTGTGTCACATATATACATAAGGATACCGGTATACAGTATATTGCGGTCGCTTGACATCACACGTCAACCCATGGTATACTGGTATCTAGCTGTAGTGTTCCAGTCTGAGTCTAGTTGATGCCATACGAGCCAGCAGCGTGCTGACAGTGGGAAGTTCAGTGATTGGTTCTCACCACTGTCGGCACGTCTGGTGGTGCGTTAGTTACTAACCAAGGAGAACCATTCACCCATGTCGTCCCCAGCGTCCCCGTCCATTCCATCCCCACCACCTCCTGTGCCTTCGGCACCCGGTACTGGCGCTGCACCCAACCCACCGGCTATGCGCGACCCAACCACCCTCCTGGTACGTGCATTCAAGGGCTTCCTGTACTCGCCAATAACCAAGCAGCTGTACTACACCAATAACCGCGAAAGTGTCGGCCCATCAACCTACGAGCGCCCATGGTCGGTCAACCCCAACTACGGCTACGAGCACCCCATCTACCCACTAAACCCGGTTGACTACTGCACCGCCGACACTGCCGACGCCGTGTTGTCATGGGCAAAGGACAACTGGCCATCCCTGGTCTTCGACATCATCGTCCCCATCCCCGAAGGCTTCGTCACCCAGGCCCAGTACTGGCTGTTAGTCACCAACCACGAGCAGTCCATCATCGAGGTCTACGGGGCTGGCCTGTGGGCATTCGACCACGACAAGGACGGCGATGCCTCTGCCACCGAGCAACGCACCGCCGAATTGAGACAGGCAGGATTCTCGGTCTAACCCCATGGAACCCATCCTCCAGTTCTTCTCCTACACCCATCTCCCGGCCCACCTCCAACTGGTCAGCCAACCCTTCTGTGACCTAGCCAACGCCATCGTAGAGAACCTCCCGCGCAACCCGGAGCGCACCGTGGCCCTCCGCAAGTTGCTCGAATCCAAGGACGCCGCCGTGCGTGCCAAGCTCTACGTTGACCCAGTTAGTGTATAGTTAGCAAAGGAGTAACTCCCACATGTCAACCACATCCACTACCCATACCCCGGCACCCGTTGCCACTGCCCCCACGCCCCCCGCCCCCACCAAACTCGCCCCCTGGCCAGCAGTGCGGCTCAGTGACGGCCCCGACCCCTACGCCCTCCCCGAACCCAAGGAAGGCGAGGAGATCCCCCCGGTCATGATCACGCAGGACGTCGCCGGTTCCCGCACCATCTCCACCATGTACAAGCCCAGCGACCAGGAACCCCCGGTAGTCACTCCCCCAGGCGGCTCCACTGGCGAGACCCCGGTGACCACCACTGTCGCCATCGACGCCGCCACCATCGCTGGCCTATCCACCACCCCGAAGTTATTGGTTGCCGTACCTGCTGGCGCATCCCTGGAGTTCCAGGGAGCCACCGGCCAGTACACCTACGGCACCGCCACCTACACCGGGTCCGGCATACTGCAGATCAAGTGTGGCGGTGTAGTCGTCTCCGATGACGTCGCGGTCACCCCCCTCACCGGCGCTGTCAGCGGCCCCATCACCTTCACTGCCCTCCCCGGTATCGCCCTCGCCCCCGACCAGCCCATTACCTTGACTCAATCTGGTGGCTCACTCGTTGGCGGCGACGGCACCATCTCCCTCGACGTCACCACGTCCACCCACCTCCCCGACCCACCAGCTGGTGACGCTGCCAGTGCCAGTGCCTACAGTGCTGCCCCCAGTGTCCAATCCGCCTCGGCCCCACCATCCACCCTCGCCCCGCGCTCGGCCCAACCCGGCCACGCCCTCGGCATACGCAAGGGGTCGCGCTAGGCAGGCATAGGCATTACCAAGTCCTAGTCTGTTGTTCATTCACTCTTACGGGCGCATAGGTTTATTAGATTTTCCTATGCGCCCTTTTTTCGATATAATCACCCTTTGTTAGTGACTAACCATGCTAGACACCACCATCGAGGAACGGTCCATTGAGTCCACCAGCGTCGAATACCCGTCCCGCCCCCAGGAGGTGATCGTATTTACCCCAGTCGGCACCGACGTAATCACCGGTATCCCCAGCCCAGCCCTGTCCAGTTACGACCAGCTAACCTCCATCCTGCCCTTTATCCAAATAGGCTTCTACGCCAGTGGACCCAACACCGGTCCAGTAACGATCAACCTGAACGACCTCGGCCCCATCCCATTAACTAAGGTTGACGGGGTCATCGACGTCCCCCTCGACGCTGGTGACATCGCCCTCCATCAATACGTCCAAGCCGCCTACTACCCGTGGACACCATCATTCCAGATCGTCAATGGCACGGCCACTAGTGAGGGGGATGTTGGTCCCGCTGGCCCCCCTGGCCCCCAAGGACCTCCCGGCACCGGCATCGCGATCAACGGCGCAGTCGACACCGTGGGCGACCTGCCCCCAGATGGTGATCCTGGTGACGCCTGGGTAGTGGAAAACACCGGCCACCTCTGGGTCTGGGACGAGGATACTCAATCCTGGGTAGACAGCGGCCTAATCCAAGGACCCCCCGGTGTCGATGGCCCCCCTGGCCCCGCCGGTCCCGCAGGCGTAGACGGCACCAATGGCGTCCAGGGTCTCCCCGGCTTACCCGGCCTCGAAGGCGAAAAGGGCGACCAAGGCGACCCCGGTCCACAGGGTCCTACTGGTCCCCAAGGCGTACCGGGTCCTACTGGTGCAACCGGTGCTACTGGTGCCACTGGTCCCGCTGGTGAATCCGCCACCGCTTTCCACTACCGCCTCGACGCCAACAACACCGCCGACGCCGACCCCGGCCCTGGCCACTACCGCTACAACCTCGCCACCCAGGTCACCGCCACCGCCATCTACCTGGACCACATCACCCAGGATGGCCACGACATCATCGCCCTGTTCCAAACCCTCTCCCCCGGGGATGAGTTCCGTATCGTCAACCGCTTCGATGCCTCGATCAACCAGCACTGGGTGCTCACCGCCCTATCGACCAACATGCTGGGCTGGATCACCGCCCACGCAGTACTTACATTGTCTAATGGTGCCCCCTTCCCGCATGATACTCAAGTAACTGTCCTCATCCTCCCCAAGGGCGACACCGGCCCACAGGGTCCCCAAGGCATCCAGGGCATCCAAGGCCCCACCGGTCCCGCCGGTCCCCAAGGCATCCAAGGTGTCCCCGGCCTCGATGGCGACGACGGCCCCCTCGGCCCCACCGGCCCCCCAGGACCCACGGGCACCACCGGTCCACAAGGCCCCCCGGGCGCTCAAGGCGACACCGGCCCCGCTGGCCCAACCGGCAGTCAAGGTCTCCAGGGCATCCCAGGACCAGCTGGCCCCATCGGCCCCACTGGCCCCCAGGGCATACAGGGCGACCCCGGTCCCACGGGTGCTACTGGCCCTACTGGCCCACAAGGACCAGGCGGGGGCGCGATCCTACAGGACGAGGGCATCTCCATCGCCACCCGGACATTCGTCAACTTCGTGGGTGCTGGTGTCGTGGCCAGCGATGACCCCGCGAACAACCGCATCCTCATCACCATCCCCGGGGCTACCGGCAGTGGGCACGTCATCCAGGAAGAGGGCACCCCCCTCACTGCCCGTCCTGCCCTCAACTTCATAGGTGCCGGTGTCACTGCCACTGACGACGCCGCCAATTCCCGCACCAACATCACCGTCACCGCCACGGGCGGGGTCACCAGCATCTATGGGCGTACTGGTGTCGTCGTGGCCACCGCTGGGGACTACACGGCGGCGTTAGTGACTAACGCAGTTTCCACCATCGCCACCTACGCCGACCCCGCCTGGATCACCTCATTAGCCTACAGCAAACTCACTGGCGTCCCTACCACCTTCACTCCCAGCACTCACGTCCACGCCGCCGCCGACGTCACCACCGGGGTCATGGCCGTCGCTAGGTTAGGCACAGGCACTCCATCATCCTCCAACTACCTCCGGGGCGACGGTGCCTGGACCGTCCCACCAGCGGCAACCGTCACCAGTGTCTTCACCCGTACCGGTGCCGTAGTCGCCGCCAGTGGTGACTACACTGCCGCGCAGATCACCAACGCCGTCTCCATCCTGGTCGGCTACGGCAACCCCACCTGGATCACATCCCTGGCCTACAGTAAAATCACTGGTGCCCCCACCACCGCCTCTATCCAGACCCCGTGGCTCCAGAACGTCAGCGCCGCCAACTTCAGCCTCTCTAACCTCGGCTACCTCCACATGAACCACGTCTCCAACGACCTGGAGATCGACATCCGCACCAACGGCGCTCTCGGCCTGTCCATCCGCCGCGCCGCCGGTCTCAACAGCGACTCCCGCATCCTCCACTACGGCGACGGCTGGCTCACCCTGGAAAACAGCAACGTCGCCAGCACCATCTACATCCATTCCCAAGGCCCCCTGCAACTCCAATCCACGGGCAACATGGAGTTTCACCTTTCGGCCAAGACCAACGCCATGCGGATCTTCCCAGCAGATGGGTACATCACTCTCGGCTACGGCATCAAGTTCCCCGACGCCACCGTGCAGACCACTGCGGCAACCGGTGGCGGTGGCGGTCAGCCCCAGACCCCGTGGGCACAGAACATCTCTGGCGGCGGATTCGATCTCACCAACGTCAAAACGATCAACTACCAGGGCGGGCTGATCAAAGCCGCCACCCCCGGTACGACCACACTACAAATCCAGGACGGCACGCCGAGCCATACGTTCAGCATCGCGGTGGATGTTGGAGCGGCAAGAATACGTGATAATGCCGGGGTCATCGAACTCACTTCCAACACCAACGGAGGGAACACCAATCAACTTTACCTGAACACCACCGGCAACGTAGGGATAGGTATGGTGCCTGCTGCCTATAAACTCGATGTCGCTGGAGACTGCAACATCACTGGCGTCTACCGGGTCAATGGCGTCCCCATCTCCGGCGGTTCCCAGTCCCCGTGGACGCTGACCCATAACGCGGCATCCTTCGCCCTCCACAGCGTATACAGCGTCTCCATAGGCTGTCCACAGACGACCAGGACCGGGACTGCTCTAGCTATCATCTCCGGTAGTCCCAGCGGCGCAGCGGCAGCGACCCAGCTTGTCATTGGCGAAGACACTAACAACCCGGCGTACCAACTGCAAATCGGTTACGCTGTAGTGAACGGCGTTTGGGCCAGTTGCATCCAATCCGTGCAGGCCAACGTTGGTGCGTCCATGTACCTGAACCCACTGGGCGGCTGGGTAAACATTGGCGGCGCTAGCACCCCAACCTGCGGCCTGCAACTCACTGGCGCTGGCCAAGCAACCGCGTCCCCCACCTTCCCCACCGGCAACCAGGGCTGTACCTTACTACTGAGCGATACTGGGGCCACTGGGGGTAATGGTGGCATGCTGGCCTTCGGCTGGGCGGGGAACGGCTCGGCCTTTGCCGGGATCAAGGGCTACGTCACTGACGGTGCGGCCAACACCGCAGGCTCCATGTTCTTCTGTATGCGCCGTAGTGCCGCCGACACCGCCCTGTCCTTCTGCATGGAATTAAAATCCACTGGCATGCTTCACGCCTCGTATAACATATACACCCCCGGGTTATTCGTCAACGGCGGCGACATGACCAGCTTAGTCAACGGTGCCCCCTACTACGGGTTTGGCGTGGCCACCGGGTCATTCGGTGGCTGGACCCAGATGGCTGGCTATGCCGGGTTACTCCTGCAAACTGGCGGTGGGCGGCTGGTGATGGACATCAATGGCAAGACCGGCATCGGCATCGACGCGCCCACCCGCGTACTCCACGTCCACCACCCCAGCGCCACCACCCAGATGGCGGTCACAGGCTACGCGGCGAATATCATGTTAGGCGCTGCAGGCACTGACCCATCCAGCGACACCATGGCCGCAATCTGGGCAATATCCACTTCCAACGGCCACTGGTCGCTCAACGCCGGTGACGTCCTCCTAGGCTCACTCGGCACCACTGGTGGCAACATCCACATCAACCCCAACTTCCCCAGCCTCGCTGGCTCACAGACCGTCTGCATCTACGGGAACTTGGGGGTAGGGATATTCCCGCCGACGTACCAACTCCAGCTGGGCACCGACAGCGCCGCCAAGTTGAGCACCAGCACCTGGGCCGTCACGTCTGACGCCCGTACCAAGCGCAACATCCACGACCTGGAGGGGGGACTCGATGTGATCACCAGATTGCGTCCTGTCACCGCCGAGTACAACGGCCTTGCCGGTACCCCCGCTGGCCACCGGGTCGTGTCATTCCTGGCCCACGAGATACGCGACATCCTGCCACATACTGTCGGGTCGGTGAGACGCAAACTACATGACGACGACCCCGCCGACACTGATATACTCGACTTCAACCTGCACGAAGTACTCATGCACCTCGTTCTCGCCGTGAAACAATTAGCCCAGGAGAGACAATCCAATGACCTACAGTGAATCAGCCGCCCTAATGTCTGACCCCATATTCAGGGGCAGGGTCCAGGTGGCCGTGCTCAAGTTCGCCGACAGCATCATGATCGAGGCTGGGTCAGTCCCGGCCCATAATACCCGCGAAAAGTGGGCACTCCAGGCCATGCAGAACCCCAACATGGTGGCAATGCAAATCCAACCCCCCACCGTGATGGACCCCGCCGTACAACAAGACGGTGCCGCAGTGACCGACGCCTCCCTCCAAGCCGCTGTCGAGGGCGTAGTCAACAAGTTACTCTAATCTCTATGCAATCCCTATCTCTCGCCTACTACCAGCGGGTCATGCTGTGGAATATGATCGGCAACTACAGCGCCCCGAATCTCAAGGAAGCCTCGGTCTACTTACGTATCATTGAGAAAATCCGCCTCAGCGACATCGAGCAGGTGGAAACCGAGTTCACCTCCAACGGTAACCAGTACGGGTGGAAGTTACCCGCGCCCAGTTATGGCAACTGCGTCGTGGACCTGGAAAACGAGGAGGCCAAGGCCCTCGCAACCGCGATTGAGTCAGCGACACCAGTGCGCGTCATCGACGCCGAGTGGCTATCCAACATGGTGGCCGAGTTGCGCCACCCCGTGCTGGAGTTAGTCACTAACGCCCCGTCAAATTGAAACGTTACAATATCCACCGTCTCACTTTGTCATTGACATCCGGTGTCACCTTGGGGTACTCTACAGCCTAGAGGAGTACCACACATGCCCACCAGCACGATGGACATGAACGAACGTACACTATATCTCGGCCTCAAGCCCAAGGGGACCAAGGCCGAGGTGTACAGCAACCAGCGGCGCGAGGCCAAGCGCGCCTCTGCCAGCAATGCGTCCAACGGGATGCGAATCACCGACAAGGAGAACCTTGCCACCCGGACCGACAAGGTCCACGAAGCCCTGATGGAGGAAGCCCGTGCACAAGCCAAGAGCAAGACCGCCAAGAATGGAGTTTCCGGTGGTGTCAAAGGTGAATGTTGTCCCACCGGGGCGTATGAGTACTGCGAAATCGAAGCCCTTACCCCCACCCACGTCGCCTACAAGCAAGGCCCCGACCTTTACGGGAGAACATACATGTATGATGTTGGCACCGGGGAAGTTGAGCTAGGACCCAAAATGGTGGTTCATCAGGAACTCGTTTTTGGTAAGAACGCCTAGTTAGTGACTAACAAGATGCCGCATACATCCTGTACAATCTGTGGGAATCCTGTGAACAGACCCACCAACAAAACCTGTTCCATCTCCTGTCGCATGATCGCCTTGGGGCGGGGTAACAGCCGTCCCAAGGTGGCCATGACCTGCGACCACTGTGCCAAACCCTTTCACGTCCAGCCCAGCCGCCTCACCCACCAGAATGTGCGGTACTGCTCCCGCCAATGCTTCGATGACGCCCGTGCCGCGTCTTATAGCACCACCTGTGCCAAGTGCGGACAGGCTAAAGGGCCGGGTGAGTGCCAGGATTGCCGCAGCAAGCGTAGGAGAGCCAACAACCGTACCCCGGACTCGCGGCGGCTGGTAATGATCGACAGCGCCAAGAAGCGTGACCTGCCATATCGCCTCACCCGCGAACAGTTCATGTCGTTCTGGCAGAAGCCCTGCACCTACTGCGGGGATGCCATCGAGACCGTTGGCCTGGACCGGATCGACAACGCCAAGGGTTACGTCATAGGTAATGTGACCCCGTGTTGTGGCACCTGCAACGCTATGAAATCAACTCAGTCCATGGATGAGTTCCTGGACCGTTGCCGCCGTATCGTCAAGCAGTTTACAGGGGTTGTATCATGTTGACATGGCGCTGAAGCTACGCAATAATAGACAGGGGAACGGGAACGCCACGGCCACTGCCGTCAACGGTATCGACCATACTGCCGACAGCATCCCTCCTGGGCAACCTGTTCCCTTTGTCCCACCATGGGCACGTCTCGTTGACGACTTTACTGCTGCCTACCCACCGACCAGCGACAACATCGACGAGTACATTGCCGCCGTCGCCATCCGCTTTGCCATCCCCGAGATCGAACTATCCAATTACATCCGGTCCCGCATACGCAAGGGTCAACTCATTGCACGCGCCACCATGGAACGCGCCATGTATGTCAAGGCCCAGGAGGCAGCGGCACTAGTAGGTGTACGCATTGCCAAAGCCTTTGCCGTTATCGACGACGGCATGAATGCGGAGCGTGTGACATATGATCGCGAGGGTAATGCCCACTTTACTCCAGATCACCGTACTCGCATTACTGCTGCCGCCAAACTCCTCGACACCCTTGGAGCGAATCATCCTAGTAAAGCTATTGTCGAGCATGAGATAGGTGATAAGTTGGCCGCACTGTCCACCGACGAACTGCGCCTACGTCTCGTAGAACTGGTGCAACAGGCAGGCGGTACTCTACGTGCCAGCGGTGTCAAAGGTATAATTGACGTTTCACCCCCAGTTAGTGACTAACCGCAATGGCCACCACTACCACCACTCCCCAATTCACCCCGCTCCCCAACTTAGCTAATGTCAAACTCGCCGCCGACATTGCCGAACTCACCGATGAGCTAATCTTCCGCGAGTCCAATATCAACACCCCAAAGTCGGCCATGTTCTGGCTCCGCAATGGCACCCGCACCGTAGACGAGCAGGATGCCAATAGTCGCAAACCATTCCCCCTATCCCCCTACTTCGACTACATCGCCGCCGACATGATGGTGCGGCCACCCAAGGGCGAGTCCCTCATCCACGCCACATACAAGTCCCGTACCCTCATGATGTCGTGGACGGCGGCAGGCTTAGCTGCTCATATGATGGCGACCCAGCCCGACACCCGGGTCATTGTGCAATCCGCCGACCAGCCCCGTGCCGCCAAGATCATCGAGAAGATCAAAGTTCTCCTCATGAACAGTACCGATCGTCTCCGTGGTAAATGGCTTGGCGACCTCACCCTGGACCTCTTCTCCCAGTCCTACGCCGAGTGCAACCTCCCCAATGGCTCCAGTGCCGCCGCCTTCGCCTCTGGCAGTGACAAGATCCGCTTCGAGCACGGCACCGTGTACATCTTCGACGAAGCATCCCTCGAAGACGAGTTACTCGAATGCGTCACCAACGCTCTCGCCGCCAAGACCCCCTACATCTGGCTCATCGCCACCGCGAAGCCGGGTCCATTGAATGAAATCTGGAAGGAATGCAAGCAGATCCCCTGGAGTTATAACCCCCTCCTCCACCAGGACCTCTACGCCTACACCCACCTATTTGACCGGGGTAGCCTCGCCGACGTGGGCCTAAGTGGTCTCCAGGTACCCGTCCCCGGTGGCCTCAAGGGCGATGTGAGCGGCCCAATCCCCGGCCTCACCAAGCACCTCTCGCCGCAGGGCTGGGTGTTCATTCGCGTCCACTACTCCTGCGACCCATCCATGCGCGACCCGGTCAAACTCAAGCGCGTCGCCAAGGTCTTCGGCGGCATGGGGTCGCCCATGTGGAAGCGCGAGATGGAAATCGACGCCGAAGCCCTCGGCGGTGCCCTAGTCCACCCGAAATACAATGAGCAAATCCACGTCATCCCCGACCGCGACATCCCATCCTACGGGTGTCTATACATGTCCATTGATCCTCATCCACGCACCGAACACGCGGCCCTTTGGATGCTGGTTACTAGAGACTACGACTTCTACTTTTACCGCGAATCCTGGCCCAGTAACGTTTACGGCACTGGACGGCGTCTCCGAGATGAAGATGAATGTAACCGTTATACTGTCCGTACATACGCAGAGTATATAGCTTTTGTCGAGGGCAACGAGATCGTCGCCACCAGCCCCGGCACCCCCTATGAAATGTACCAGTACACTCATCGCGATGGTGGCGAGAGGATCGTATCTCGTCTTATGGATCAGGCAGGCAAGGGGTTTCGCATCTCTGGCGAGGGCACCCCGGACCTATTCATCTATGACGAGTACCGCAAGTATGGGATCTATTGCGCCGACCCGCGTAAGTCACATGCGGTTGGTAATGATAAAATCGACGAGCTACTGGAACCCAAGCCCTGGCGTCATACTACTCGACCGCGTCTCTTCATCGCCGAATCCCTACTGGAACTCCGCGCTGAGTTTCGCAATCATCGCTACGCCACGACGTCGACCTCCCTATCCAAGGATCTCAACCAGCGGGTATCGCAGTTCCGCACCCACATGCTGGACAACTGCCGCTACCTCCTCAGTGGTAACATATTCTACACCGAGATGATGGCATCGCCGCGCTACGTCATCTCCAACCAGTTCACCGCCCCCGTGGGTGTTAGTCACTAACAAGGAGACTTGATCGCCATGACCCAGGAAGAACAAGACTCAGTCGCAGGCGGTGGCCGGTACATCCCCACCGGCAATGACGACTTCGCCACCGGTGACCACGACGCCGACCGGGTCAACATCATGGACACCCGCATTAGCCGCAGCGAACAGTGGCTGGAGAACAACTACTGGCGCACCTGGGAGAAGACCTGCGAGTCCTACTACGGGTACCGGCAACCCCTGCTACTCAACGACCCCACGATTGCCACTCCCGCCACCATGGACGGGGCGTTTGCCAGTGACAGTGTCGCCATCCTGCGCGCGGCGTCGAATAGGGTAAAGAGACAAGATCGCACCGATGGTCTGCCCATCCTGTGGAATGCCTGTTCCCGCCTCGTCGCCCGGGTCAACGCCAACGTGCCCATCATCACGTGCAGGTCCCAGAATGCGGAACGCGCCGACAAGCTGGCCTCCTCGTACATGTACTTCTACGATAAAGCCCAGCGGAAGTCCCGTATCGTAAACAAGACCCTCATTAGTTCCTTTATCACCGGCTGGGGTCCCAATGCCTGGGGCTGGGACGATACGCAAATCAAACGGGTGCGTCTCGTCCGTCCCGAGCGCATGACCGACGACATGATCGCTGCCGTGCTCGACACCTACAAGCCGCAACTCGTCCCCATCATCGAGGACATCGCCACCGCCGCCAGCGTCGACCCCAACGACGAGCAGGCCATGGATGACGTGGCATTACAAGCCATCCCAGTCCTGGCCCAAACCTATGGCCACAAGGGTCGCCTACGTCTCATCTACAGTGAACGCGGCTACGTCGGCCCGAGCGTCAAGTACCTGTTCCCGGGCGACGTCTACCCGGAACCGGAGTTCGACACCCTCGGCAACTGTGCCTATGTGGGCACCTACATGCGGGTGGGTATCGAGTGGTTCCAGGAGCTATACGAGAGACATAAACTCCCCAACGGCGAGTACGACCCGGAACTGGCCACCCGTATCAACAAGGTCATGGAGGAGCAGCCCAACGGGGACGTGCGCAGTATCGGCTCCCAATCCGAGCGCCTCCGCTCCAACATGTACAGCCTGCTCAAACGGGTCACCCCGCAGGAGCCGACCAACACCTCGGCCACCGCCGACGACATCGAGGTGCGGTGGGGCATACACAAGATCGAGTACCCGGGTAAAGGCGGGGACGACGCCACCGTGGAGTATAAATGCGGGAACATCTGGCTGGGGCATTTCTATTACCCGTTTCTCATTGGCGACGGCAAGATTGCCATGACCGAGTTGCGCATCGTAGACTCCATCTTCGGCGGTCCCGGCGACTCCCCGGCCCATCGCATCGTCTCTCTCGCCGACATGTACGCCCAGAGTTTCTTTCAACGCCACGACCTGATCGACGCCATTAGTAGACCACTGCTGTGGACCGATGACGCAGCCCTCTGGTCCAACCCGGAGTTCTTCACCCGCAACACCAGCGGCTTCCGGGTCGTCTACACGCGAGGCGGCGGCAAGTCATTCGGCTTCGAGCAGAGTGGGCCAGCCATAGCGTCGGCGATGTCCACGATGAACAGCGACGACTCGGCCATGAAACTCATCCAGTCCACCATGGGTGACTCCAACCTGGGCAACCAAGCCGAACTGGTGGGTGGTCAGAACGACACTGCGACCGGCGCGAAAATCATGGACCGCAACACCGCGATCCTCAGTGGGCAGACCACCAGTATGTTTGTCCAAAAGGTCGGGGACGACTGCGAGATGATGCGCGAGATTCTACGCAGTGAGTTAAACGAGGACCTCGACCTCGACCTTGGTCACTACCACATGCTCAACGGGCAGGCCGACCGCCTGGAGGACATGGGTAACTCCATGGTGACCATGGAACCGGAGGACTACGAGGAGGACGGGGAGATTATAGTGGATGCGTCGTCGATGTTCCCCGATGCCCGGAAGAACAAGGTGGACGACGCCAACCTAGTGTACAGTCTGGCTAAGGAGAACCCGGACAAGATGCACATCGACGAGGCGATCAAGGACGTGTTGAAAGCTATGGGTAAGGGCAAGGACATCACCCGTCTCATGATCCCGGCACCTCCCCCAGGTTCTCCCGAGGCCAACGCCCAAGCCAACCCGATGGAAGCCCTCATGGGCGCAGTGAAAGGAAAGCAAGGCAATGCGAATGCACCAGATAGACCTGACCCCAGTGGATCACAACCCCCGCCAGGAGGCCCAGCCACTCCAACTCCCCCTGGATCTGCAGGTGGAGGCAAATCCAATGGCCACCCTGCCCCACCACCCATGGAGGGACAGCAGGCGAGTATGGGAGGTGTACCGCTTGTTTAGGCCGTTCCTCGAAGACTTCATCGCCAACCGCAAGGATTCCCGCATACGCGAAACGGTCAGCGCCGCCATCGCCGGTAACGCCACCGACGCCACCGTGAGCGCCGCCCAGTACGACTTCCTCGACTCCCTGCTGGAGGACATGGAAGCCTACGCCGCACAGGAGTTGGCTATTCACGGCATCCCCCCATTCTTGTAATCGTGTTACAGTAATCCCTGTTAGTAACTAACCCCAGGAGAACAGACCACTTATGGCAATGCAAACCTTCGGCAATCCCACCGGCACCATCACCATGGATGAGATCAAGCAGGCCGGTAGCGACGAAACCAACATCATGCAGGACCCCAGCGAGGAGTCCACCGGCACCACCAGCGACACTGACGAGGCCACAGGTGAACCCAGCGAGGCTGACGAACCGGTTGAGACTGAGGAGTCGGCAGCAGCAGCACCCGCCGATGACCAACGGGCCACCATCGCCGATGAACTCGGTTACGACCCGGCCAACCTCACCCCCAAGCAGGCCCAGATAGTCAACGAGGTGATCGCCCAGCTGGCCGAGAGCGACACCCCCGCCGCCACCACAGCCGACCCCGAGGCCAACCTCACCGAGATCGAACGCGAGGTACGCGCAGCCAAGGCCACCAGGGCCAGTGCCAGTGCCAGTGAACTTCCCCCTACCCCACCCCCGCGCCAAGCCACCACCCCCGCCGACGCCGACCCCATCGTGCTCGACCCCGCGCAACACTACACCGCGGAGGCCCAACTCTACAGTGACTCGATGGATGCGCGTCTCAGCGAACCGCAGCGGCGGCGTGCCTTCGAAGAACTACGTGAACACCGCCGCTACGAGTTTGCCAAAGACCTTGTCTACAACCTCAAATCCCCCGTCGTCCTGCAGTATCTACGTGACCAGTTACTCGCTGATGTCGAACCCAAGTTGGCCCAATTCGACGACTTGAATCGTAGTGCCTCTCAATATCGCAGTAGACAATCCGCCGAACGTTCTGCTATAGTGCAACTCAGCAAGTTGGACAAAACCGACCCTGACATCGCCGAGTTTGTCAAGCCTTCCAAGGACGGCAACTCCACGTATATGCAGGTAATGCGGTCGAGTCCGGCCATTGCCGCCAGAGTCAATCGTCTAGGAGAGAACCCCGATTACAGTGATCTCCCTGCCGACCGCCGGGCCGTCCTGCACGAGATAGATCGCATCCGTCTCGCCCACGACCTCGCCCCGCGCAGTACTAAGGGCAATGCCAATGCGAGTGTGAGGGTGGCTAAGGTGAAAGCCGCCGCAGCGTTAGTAAAGCGTGGGACTACGGTATCCACTGCCGCTAAGGCCGCCGCCGCCAGTATCATAGCCAAACGAGCCGCAGGCGCAGCCAATGGTGGGGGTGTCGCCTCCCGTGGCAATGGCCAACGCCGCTTCGAGAACCCCGACGCCGAGAGGTTGCGCATCGCCGCCAACAAGTCGACCAGTATTTTTGGTTAGTAACTAACCGCCACTATTTCTCACTACAAGGGAGTCTCTCGCCATGCCTATTTCCTACGCCCTAGGCAACCGCCATACCCAGCAGATGTTCGCTGCCAGCGACAATATCAGAGTCGTCGGCACCGACGCCATGCTCATTCGCCCGGACATCGCCCCATTGACCACCCTCCTCATCGAGGGATTAAAAAAGTCCCGCAAGAAGGGCCAAGCCTCGACCCTGATCGAGTGGAAAGAGGATGACTGGATGACGCAATGGGTAATTACCGCTGCTGCAGTCGCAGACGGCGTCGCCACGTCGATCACCCTCGTTGACTCCAAGCCCGTCGTCCCAGGAGACGTGCTGTACTTCCCGCCAGCGAATGCCACCGTCGCCATGGGTGAACTGGTACGTATCACCGCCAACAACCCCGCCACCAACGTCATCACCGTCACCCGTGCCTTCGCCGGTACCGTGGGCGCAGCGATTGCCTCTGGCTCTGCCCTATCCATCAACGGCCCAGCACTGAACGAAGGTGCCGCTGCCCCGGATAGCAAGTCCACCATCGCGATGACCAAGACCACGTACATGCAGCACTTCGGCAAGACCAAGCGCATCACCCTGGAGCAGGCCGCATCCAACCAGTACGCCTCGCCACAGGGTCTGCGTGACGATCTCCAGTCCAAGATGATGAACGAGATGAAACTCGACTACAACCGCACCGCCTATTGGGGCAAGTCCTCGCAGGATCTCAACGACGTCAACGGCGAGATGCGCACCATGGCCGGGTTGCGTAGTGAAATCACCACCAACGTCGTCGACGCCGGGGGCACCCTCACCTACAAGGGGTTCCTGGGGTTCTGCGAACGGCTGTTCCAATTCCACGACTCCCAGAGCGAACTCGGCCTCCTGTGCCCAGCTATGGTTATCAACGCCATCAACGCTTGGCAGCACCAGTTCCTGATGGTAGGGCCAACCGAGAAGATGTACGGCGTCAAGACCAGGATGGTGCAAACCGGCTTCGGCGACCTGCGCCTCATCCATGACAAGACCCTCGAGACTCTCACGGGTCAAACTCGCGGTTTCGGTCACATCGCCTTCGGGGTGGACTTCTCCAACGTCGAGATCGTCTTCCTGCAGGGGAACGGCGCAAGTTATGGTGAACCCACGATCCTTGAGGACAACATCAAGGACGGCGCTGGCCGCATTGTCGATCAGACCCGCATGATCTGTGGACTCAAGGTACGCCATGAGAAAAAGCACGGGGTCCTGCAAAACGTCACCGATTACACGGCCCCCTTCTAGCCGGTAGTCAACAACCTCGCCAGACCGGACAACGCTGGAC